GCATACGAGATCGCAAAGGACTATTACGCTGGTGTGATGGCGAAAAAAGGCGTGGTATCAGGCGAAATTGACAATGATATCTGGAAACAGGCTGTTAACGTAGCTACAGGTGGCGTGCATGACTATAACGGAATGGGGAATGTTCTTTTGCCGTGGGGAATGTCTGCAGAGCAATTCGATAAGCAGGTTAATCAGGCTTGGAATGAACAAGTTGTCGGCACAGGGATAAAAACACCGCCTGGTCAGTATGGTTTGCAAAGTTACGGCGATAGTCAGTACCTGGTAAAACTTGGGACTGGATATCTGCTGAAGGATGATGGTTCTCCTGTTGTTCTTGATCTGACACAGAAGCGTCAGAGATTCTCCGGAGATATTCCGCAATGAGTTACTTTGGCCTTAATCCAGTAAACCAGAATCAGCAGCTTGACGAAGCAGTATCAAATCCAGCTGGCTTTAACAGCGATGTTGGTTTTTTCGACAATGCTGTAGGAGCGGCATTGTCTGGTTTGTACTCCGGGCTGGTGGCAAAGCCAGATCAGTTGCTATGGGCAGGGATGGATAAAATCGTATCCCCGATTGCTCAGTTTGTTAACGAAAACACCTCGCTCAATGACACTTCAGTTTCATACATTGCCGAGCAGAGAAAACTAGCAGAGCAGCAGGTTAAGCGGCTGACGCCTGATGCCGCGACAACCGGAACCGCAGGGCAGGTTCTTTATGGGTTGTTCGATATGGGCGGGCAGGCTGTTGTCGGTACAACGCTCGGTGGTCAGGTCGGAGGTGCGGCGGCGGTAACTTCGCTACAGGGTTTTTCTGAGTTTGAACGGCTGACAGCACAGGGTGTTGATTTCAGGACAGCGCAGGAAGCGGGATTAGTGCAGGGCATTACTGCTGGTGCCGGAACATTGATCCCTATGAGCCTCGGGTTACGTGCTGGTGGTGCGCTGGCGGAAGGTGTGGCGGCTCAGCTCGCGCGGACGGGTGAGAGTTCAGTGCGACGCGCCGCAGCAACAGCAGTACGTGCAACGCCAGATATTGCCTATGCCGCAGGTACAAATATTGCGTTCGGTATGGCACAGCGTGGGCTTACTGCAAAAACGCTTCGTGATGGTGGCTATAGCGAAATGGCTAACCAGTATGATGTGTTGGATCGACAGGCAATTGCTATTGATGCTGTTCTTGGGGTGGCGTTTGGTGGTGTTGGCAGATTTATTAACTCTCGCGGCGAGTCTACAAGCGCACCAAATTTTTCACCAGTTGATGTCGATGCTGCACTGGCGGCGAATGCCGCTCATCATGCTGAAATTGATATTGCTCCCGGCGTGCCGATCAACGTGCTTTCGCGCAATTCTCACATTCAGGCTCTGCGAAAAGCTATGTCTGATGTTAGCCAGGGGAGACCTGTAGACGTTGCCAGCATTGTTGAGTCTGCATCTTTCAGTGAAATTCCAGGGCGCAAGAGTCTGCTGTCTCAGGCAGTTAATGAGGCTCTGTCATCTGTAGATGATGGAGTAACGGCGCGCGCTATAGAAAATCGGTTGCTTGAAGAACAGGCCGCGCAGCTTTTGCCGCGTGGCGATAGACAGGTTTACCAGTCTGAAATCGCTAATAGCCAACGAATTATTGAAAATCTCACTGAACAGCGCGCACAAATTCTTGCAGAAGAGCCAACAGGTAGCGGTAAAGCTTTGTCTCGTGCTCGATCAGATAAACAGGTCAGACTTCACGATATTGACCAACGAATCCGGCAGGCACAAGAACGCCTGGAATTTTCCCGTAACGCGTTGGCACCGCATGAGCCTGGCGGTCAGTTTTTTGAAGCTCGAGCAGAACTGGCACGGCGACAGCAGGCTGAAAGTGAACTTAATGCTCAGGCTGTTTCATTCTATAAAACAGCAGAGGTAAGTACGCCAGACGAAGTAGCTCCTTTTGAGCCCGGTAAGATATTGCAACAGGCAGAACAAAAGATGATGGCAGATCCGGCAGGAGATATTGATCTGCGCATAGCTGAAGATTCGCTGCTTGAATCACCGGACATGATAATAACCGTGCTGGATGATGATGGTAATCCACAATCGCGCAGCGCGCGTGAAGTGCTGGATGAAGCGAACAGGGAAAGTGAGCAGGCAATACACGATTCCAGCCTGTTTGATGTCGCTGTGGCGTGTTTCTTGAGAGGTTAAATTAAATGAGACAGGAATGTATACAAGCGGTCCAGCAGGCGGCGCAGCGCACGTTAACGGCGCGAGAAATACAGAACATTGAAGACCGCATTTATCGAAATATGCGCTCCATTGCTCGTGATGACCCGATGTCGTGGCGACAACTTTCCGAATCAGAACGGTTGTATCGTGCAGCACAATTGGCATCTGAAGAATTACAGCGAGAAGCGGCATTAAAGAAACGTCGTGTGGCCCTCACTATAGCCGCACGTCAGAGATTGGATAAATTTATCAATAGCTATCAAGGGGCTGATGGGAAACTTGGCGCTCTTAACCGTACTATTGCTTTTAATGCAGACGGTAAATCGAATTTCCTCTCTGTTGAATCCAGAACAAAAGCCACCCGTGATTATGCATTGAGTCGATTGCAGGAGGCATTCGAAGCAGTTGATCCTCGCTTTTTTGGTCTGTTTGAAGATGAAGCGGGCGTACGTGACCTGGTATATGAAATGCGGGGGCAAAATACTGGCAATGCTAAAGCAAGAAAAGGTGCTAAGGCGTGGAGAGAAGTTACAGAGCTGCTGCGCCGCCGGTTTAATGATGCTGGTGGGGACATTGGCTATCTCGAAAACTGGGGGATCCCTCAACATCATTCTATGGAAAAGGTTGGGGCGGTATCAAAAGATAAATGGGTTAGCGATATTATAGGTAAGCTGGATCGCAAATATTATACCCGAGCCGATGGACAACTGATGAACGATGCCGAGTTGTCTGCATTTCTTGGAGAGGCTTATAACACGATCGCTACTGGTGGGCTGAATAAGCTTACTGATACCGGAATGCGAATTTCCGGCGCACGTGCTAACCGTGGTAATGCATCACGACAGATACATTTCAAAGATGCAGATTCCTATCTCCAATATCAACAACTTTATGGCGATCGCTCTCTATGGGAAATCATGGTCGGTCACCTGGAAGGTATCAGTAAAGATATTGCTCTGGTGGAAACATATGGTCCAAACCCCGATCATGTTTTCCGCTCCCTTCTTGATCAGGTTAAGGCAGAAACGGCAACAGCTAACCCGAGTAAAACCGGTAAAGTCGAGCGGCTGGCGAACAACACAGAGAATCTGTACAACTTTATTTCCGGAAAGACACAGCCTGTAGCGAATCCGCACATCGCGCGATGGTCTGACAATATCCGCAACTGGCTGGTTGCCAGCAGACTCGGATCCGCGTTGCTGTCATCGTTCTCTGATCTTGGAACCATGTATCTGTCTGCGAAGGTTACCAACCTTCCAATGAACCAGTTATTCCGCAACCAACTTGAAGCTATGGACCCAACGAACCGTACAGAACTTGCGCGGGCGCGCCGCGCTGGTCTGGCGATGGAATCTCTACTTGGCAGCGTTAACCGATGGGCGATGGATAATATGGGGCCGTCAGTGTCTCGTTGGGCGGCGACGGCGGTAATGCGTGCCAGTGGGCTTACAGCATGGTCAGATGCGCACAAGCGCGCCTATGGCGTAACCATGATGGGAAGCCTGGGAGAAGTAGTGTCACGGACACCAGACCTTCGTAGCCTCGATGACTCTGATTTTCGTATCCTGAAAAGCAAAGGGATTACTGACACAGACTGGAGCGTATGGAAGTTGGCGCAACAGGAGGACTGGGGGAACGGTAATAATACGATGCTGACACCAGAAAGCATTATGCGTATCCCTGATTCAGCAGTTAAACATCTTGGTGAGCCTGAACGCGTGAAATTTGAGGCAATGCGTAAACTGCTCGGTGCCGTAACTGAAGAAGTTGATATGGCTGTTATTACACCGGGAGCACGTGAGAAACTGATAACCGGTTCTGGTATTCAGCGTGGAACATGGAAAGGTGAATTAACGAGAAGTGTTTTCCTGTTTAAATCGTTCCCTATCTCGGTTGTTATGCGTCACTGGTCACGCGCTATGGGTATGCCGTCTGCTGGTGGGCGTGCGGCATATATTGCGACGTTTATTGCCAGTACGACCATTCTTGGCGCTTTGTCGCAGCAACTTAACGACCTTGCGTCGGGTCGTAATCCTCGAGAGATGACAGGAGAAGATGCCGCAAAATTCTGGCTTGGTGCTCTACTGAAAGGTGGTGGTCTTGGCCTTTACGGTGACTTTTTATTGTCAGATCACACTAGGTACGGAAGCGGCGCGCTGGCGTCGATGCTTGGCCCGGTAGCTGGTCTGGTTGATGACGTAGTGAAGATTGCTCAGGGCATACCGTTAAATGCTGTGGAAGGGAAGAGTGAGCAGACTGGTGGTGATCTGGTGAAGCTGGGGAAAGGTTTGATGCCAGGTGCGAATCTCTGGTACTTGAAGGCGGCTCTCGATCACATGATCTTTAACCAGATGCAGGAGTATTTTTCACCAGGCTATTTGCGTAAAATGGAGCAACGTTCGAAGAAAGAGTTTAACCAGACATACTGGTGGCGACCTCAGGATGTCACTCCGCAATAAGGAAGTGTTGTGTTTTTAATTATTTTGAGTGTGATAATTTCTGGTGGATTGTTATTTATTGACCGCTACAAATATTTTCTTAACCCTCAGACTCAAGCTATTTGCTGGTTCATCTTTGTTGTGCAGGGAGTAGTTCTTGTTGCAAGCCTTATTGAGGGGAGGCCTCTTATTTTTACTGGGTAAATAGGTGACTACATGCAAGCTATAGGATTCATTGTTTATATCGTCGTTGGTCTTTTTCAGTTGGCAGCAATTATGGCTGGGCTTGAATCATGGTGGGGATTGCACTGGATAATTGCAGCCCCCATTGCTTTCATCGTGAGCTATATTCCATTTGTTGGAGCGATTGTTGGTATGGTTGGCGCTGTGGATGTATGGCGGTGGGAGTGGTGGCAGGCTGGCCTTCTCTTCTTTGGTGGGATCATCTTTGCTATTGTCTGCGGTGGAATGTCATCATTTTTCGAATGGCTATCATTCAGAAAAGGGACGTGACATGTCACAGGCCGCTTTCGCGGCCTTTTCTTTATGTGGTTTGTTTTCGTAATTGTTCGGCACAATAGTCGAGATGTGTTTGCAGATCCTGCATAGACATCTGTGAGCTGGTGACGTAGTTAATCAGTGCAGTCAGTTCGGCAAGTGGGCCATCGACATTAAATCCATCCTTATCGAGATCCCGGAGTAATTTCATCAAGTGCGATCCCTCCACCAGTGATCTGACGCCTCCCGGCGTGTGAATCCTTTCGGTAAATCCGTCTTCCAGTGGATAGTGATACTGCTGCATCTTATCTTCTCCATGCAATAACTGTATATTTATACAGTATCAAATAATTTGTTTGCTATCCAGCACGTTTTGCAAATCACCTGAAAGGTAATATCTGTTCGTATTTATGGGTTGTCTATCCATATGTGGTTTTTCAGGTAATAGAATAACCGGATATGCGGCGCAACGGGTGCTGCGACTATCTGGAGATTTAACATGACGGTCTCAACCGAAGTTAACCACAACGAATACACAGGTAATGGTGTTACGACCACATTCCCTTACACCTTTAGGGTTTTCAATAAATCTGATCTGGTGGTGCAGGTTATTGACCTTGAAGAAAATATCGCTGTGCTGGCTCCTGATACTGATTACACCGTTACCGGGGCTGGAGGATATAACGGCGGTAATGTAATTCTGTCGAAGGCACTGGCTAACGGTTATCAGATTTCTATATCGCGAGAACTGAAGGTTACTCAGGAAACAGATCTGAGAAACCAGGGTAAGTTTTTTGCTGAGGTGCATGAAGACGCGTTCGATAAGCTGACTATGCTGATTCAGCAGGTGCGCAGTTTGTTTTCTCTGGCCCTTCGTAAGCCGTCGTTTGTGGCTAACTATTATGATGCTCTGAACAACTATATTAGAAATCTTCGCGATCCCATACGCCAACAGGATGCGGCTACAAAGAACTATGTGGATATGCTTGCTGAAAATAATATAAACAAAACACTGCGTGTTCCTGAGGGTTTTATACCATCACTTCCACCTGTATCTCAGCGAAAAAACAAAATTGTAGCTATGAACGATAATGGCGTTCCAATTATGGTATTGCCGGAAAGCGGTTCTGCTGCGGATGTGCTTATAGAGTTAGCTAAATCCAATGGCACAAATAATATAAACGGAACAAAACACGTTCTTGGAGCTGAAGCAAGAAATCTTACTGACATGTTGTCTGACGAGATATCAGTTCGTGATTTTGGTGGTAATGATGATTACGATGGAACAAATTCTGATTCATGCACAAATAACCTGATTGCTTTTCAAAAATATTTTGAATACCTGAACTCTATTGGTGGTGGGAATTTAAATATACCAAAGACAAACACAGGCAAGTATTATATTAGTGGTGATGATCATACGCATGTGTCAAGTGATATTATGATATGTGCTGATAATGATGTTTCTATTCATCTAAATTTTTCTGGTGGGTCATCAAACACTCCATTTGCTAACCTTGACCTGAAAGCATTACGTCAAATAAAAATAGAGTATGTTAATTTTGGTTACAATTCATATGTTGGTGGGAGAGTCGATGTTCCGTTAGGTGACTTACTGCAAACCATGAATAATGGTAGCGGTGTCTACTCAATTCCAGAATCTCTATCAGGAGATAATTTTTTCGTTATCGCACTGGGTAACAACACCACATCAATACCTCCGATATCATCAAGTGCAGATTCTATTTTATTTAATGGTTCAGGTGTTCCAACAGCGGCCACGATAAGCGCAATGCCTGGCGATGAAATTATGTCAATGGTTAGCGCACCGGTAACAGGAGGTATCCTTGCTGGTGTTGTGACGGCCGGTGGTTATGCGTTTGTATCTCAAGATACATCAACCGGAGATGTTGTTATTGCAGAAGGTACAACTGGTCAGCCAAATATACTTAACGGATTGAATTACGCTCTGATGGACCAATTGCGCGATAGATTTGACATGGCGCTGCTATCAGTAAAAGTTACTTCATCAAGAACTTTTACTGTAATGGCGAATGGTTTGGCAGTCGCAAGCCACACGACACGCTCGACAATTCTTGGTGTCTGTTTTGGTGCTAAAGATATTAACAATACAATCAGTGTTTCTCAGATGTCGCGTGTAAGGGGGAATAGCTTTTCTGGATCAAAACCATTAAAAATATTGGTATGCGGGGATTCTATTACTGATCAAAATAACCAGTATTCATGGGCCAAATATCTCCAGATGCAGTTGGGATCAGCTGGGATTAACATTGCTGAAATTAAAAATCTGGCAGTTGCTGGCCATACGGCAGCACAGCAATTAAGCATATTGCAGACAGTAGGCGTTGGTTATGATCTGTGCTTAATTCAGGTCGGAGTTAATGATGTTCAGATGCAAACTCCTGTTTTTAGTTTTATGTCAACAATAAGTCAAATGGTTACTTATTCTAAAAGCATTGGCGCATTTCCTATTGTTGGTGTACCAACGGCTTTTTATTCTCTTGCCGAAGCGAATGCTAACGGTCAAAGAGGAGGCCAGAATACATCAAACAATAATCTTATAGGTTTGTATCGTTCTTTGCTTATACGAGCTGTGGCATCGGCTGGTGGGATTGTTAATCTTGAACCTATGAAAGGACATGGGGCGATGACAGCGAAGTGGCTATCGATTGATCCGTATGCTGTTAGTGACAGCATTGTATTAGATAACATTCACCCAACACCATACGGTTCAATGCTACTTGCGCAGGGATTCTCGCGCAGCATTATTGGTTGGCTTACTCGCCCTGATTTAACAGCAACAGAAAGTTTTGAATCAATCCCTACTCAGTGGTTAAGTCCCGGTTTTGGTACGACGTCGCTACCTAAAATCAAAGGAAGAACATTATCTGGTTTAATTAGTTTACATGAAACAAACATAAATGATGGCTCATTAGCATTTACTCTGCCTCCTGCAATAAAACTTGATCAGCCAAGAATGCTAAGCGTTATTGGTGTTGGAGACAATGATCTCCCGGTTGGTCCATGCAGCATGTATATAGGCACTGACGGAAAATGCTATTTTTTTAACCTTGCAGCAGGAACGAAGAAAATCTCACTTGATGGAGTTGAGATTTAGAGTGTCAAATCAATAGTAATTATTATCCGTAAATGGTTTATTGTGTATGATGAGTTCACCAATAAGTGAGTTCATCATGCACGTTAAACGGTGGTTTTTATGTCAGTTCAGCTAACCAGTGAGTCTTTAAATCAGTGGCTTAGTGCGGGTTCTCTTGCTGCGGTGATAGCAGGTGTTCCTCCAGAGGTGGCTTTGGGAGCTTTGGCTGGGGCGGTAATTTTTGTTACCTCAGCTATCGAGTATCCCATTCATCGTCGGGTTCTCCTGTCTATGCTCAGCTTCCTCTGCGGCCTTCTCTTTTACAAACCTACAGCATCCATCCTTATCGGTGTAGCCAGCCTGATCCCTACCATCACGCAGGACTCTTTCGAGAAAGGGATCGTCTTCTCTGCTGGCGCATTTGTGTCGTCAATTGTCGCCGTGCGTATTGGTATATGGCTCTATCACCGTTCCGATAATCCACGCGAGTTAATTCCGGGGAGAAAAGACGATGGTAACGCATGAGCTTTTTTTACTTATCACCAATGCGGTTATTTGCACTGGTATAGCCGTTCGAGTTGTCACATTTCGGCGAAACGGTTCTCAACACAGGCGATGGGGTGGGTGGCTGGCTTATTTCCTGATTGTTGCTGCGGCCAGCATTCCAGTTCGTGTCGCTTATGCAATCTGGTTACGCACACCAATGGTTGTGGATTTATCTGAGGTCATTATCAACGCTGTCATGCTTGCTGCAGTCATTAAAACGCGCGGTAACGTAGTTCAGATTTTCAAAATAACGAGGTCTAAACATGGAGATTAAACAATTCCAGCGAGCTGCTGGTATCAGCGAGGCGCTGGCTGCACGCTGGTTCTCGCATATTAATTATGCGATGAAAGAATTTGGTATCAGCAAACCAGAAGATCTGGCAATGTTTATTGCTCAGGTCGGGCATGAGTCTGTTGGCTTCACCAGATTGCAGGAGAATTTCAACTACAGTGTCAGTGGACTGGCTAACTTCGTTCGGGCTGGGCGTCTCACTCAGGGGCAGGCTAATGCACTGGGTCGCCGTGCTGGTGAACCACCATTGCCACTCGAGCGCCAGCGAGCGATCGCCAATCTGGTGTACAGCAAACGCATGGGGAACAATGCCCCTGGTGATGGCTGGAATTACCGGGGACGCGGACTTATCCAGATTACCGGTTTGAATAACTATCGTGATTGCGGAAACGGTCTGAAGGTTGACCTGCTGGAGAGCCCTGAACTGCTGGCGCAGGACGAATATGCGGCTCGTAGCGCGGCGTGGTTCTTCGCCAGCAAAGGATGCATGAAGTATACCGGAGATATTGCACGTGTAACTCTGATTATCAATGGCGGTAGGAATGGCATCGACGACAGGCGCGCGCGGTACATCACTGCCAGTAAGGTGCTGGTGGTATGATCTGGGCATTCGTAAAAGCATACTGGAAACAGTTGGTTATCATGGCGATGCTTGCTGTTCTGGTTATATCAGGAGTTGTAGCCTGGAATGCACACGGCAGTCGTCAGTACGACGCCGGGTATGCGCAGGCGAAAGAAGACTGCAAAGCCGAAGAAGAAAAAGTTCGTCAGCACCACGAACAGGAGAAAGCGACCAATGAACGTGAAGCGCAGCAGAGGATCGAACAGGCGCGCAGTGATGCTCTTGATGCTGCCGCTCGCGCTGGCAGGTTGCAGCAACAGCTCGTTGCCATCCGTGAGCAGCTCAGGCAGTATAACGCCATTGTCGGCGCTGGGTCGTCAGCCGCAGATACCGGAGTTTTGCTTGCCGACGTGTTCAGCAAATCTCTCGAGAGAAATAGACAACTGGCAGAGTATGCTGACCGGGCAGCCGAAGCCGGAAGAGTCTGCGAAAAACAGTACGACACCATGACCAGATAGCATGGCATTTTTCATGGTACTGATTTTTGGTGACGGTATATAAAACGGTATGGTGAAAATCATGTTGCAGAAAGTTGTTGTCAGTCAATTGGTTATGTATTTCGTAAATAATTGAGTGGGAATGATTTGACCCTGCACTATGAATGAACAAAACCCTCTGTTACTACAGAGGGTTTTTTATCTTCAAGAATTATAGGATTGAAGTTACTAACATCGATTAATTAAACCAGCTGTCCGATTTGTTCTCTTCTGCTTTGCCCACGCTTTTCATCAGATCGCGACCGCCTTCAGTCATATTTCTGTTGGCGTCAGCTTCAGATTGCACCACATCGGTTTGCGCAGCTTTGTGCTTCAGTTCCTGATCGATAAATTCGTTTTCTCGCTTAACGCGGGCTTCTTCTTTCGCCAGCGCCAGTTTTTGTTTCTGAATCTCTAAGCTGCGTAGCTCATCTTCATAACTTTGATCGCGTTTTTTGTCCGCAGAGGCTTCGGCGTCCAGTTTATCCTGACGAGCTTTCTTATTTGCCGCTGCCGTTGCCGCTCTTTTGTTAGCGGCGGCCTGGGCATTTGCGCGACGTTGCTTCTCTTGCTGGATTTCCCTGTTGCGCTCCGCGACCCATTCGTCATGCTGCCTTTGCTCTTCATTTTTACCTTGCTGTTCCGCTTCTGCGACAGCAGAGAGTTGATCCTGCAATGATGAGGCGATAGCCGGATAGCTTAAGGAGGCTAAGATGGCGCAAAGAAAAACTTTCTTCATGACTCCTCCTGATTATTAGCTCTTTTCAGGACATTTGGTATTTGGCTGAATACGCGTTTCGTTATACGTCGTGGTAATAACAACGGCTAAACCTGTCGTAAACTGGCACTCTTTACCCACCTGGGTAGAGGTATACACTTTGGTGCCTTCCTTATAGGTTAAAGAAACACCTTCCACTAAGGTTTTATCATTCACCATAGAACCCGCTGCCGCGCCTACAGCTCCGCCGCCAACTGCACCTGCCGTCGTTCCGGAATTGCTGCCAGACCCGACGTTGTGGCCGATAACACCGCCAGCGACTGCGCCAATAAGCGCGCCGAAGGCTTGTGCGTTCCGTTTATTTTGGGAGTTGTCTACGGCAACTTTTGCGGGAAGAATGGAAATAATATTAACGGTTTTAGTTTCTTGTTTGGTATTCAGTTGATCGGTTTGATAAACATCGGCAGCATGATCGTCAGCATTTGACTGGCATCCTGCCAGAGTGAATGACGCTAACATTGCCACAGGCAGAAGACATTTTTTAAATTTCAT